TCCGATGATTCGCAAGTTGGCTGTTGTTGTTGATTGAGTATCCGTCACTTCAGTTTTAGAAACGAAATGTGGAGTTACACCTGCACCAACTGCAACATCAGCGTTTGTAAAAACGTCTGTTTGTTGAGTTGCGCCTGATGCATCCGATTGCACTTCATAAACTTGATGCGGATCGTCAGTAATAAACGCTTTGATATCAGTAGCTGCGTTTGATGCGGCTAGGTGATTAGCAAAGGTTGGTTTACTTGTTGTAGCGTCAGTGAAAAACACGCCCTGACAAGAGCCTAAAAGCACTCCGTTATCAGTAGCTGCGCCTATTCCAACTGTTCCTGCTGCCAAAGCGACCATAAGGTCGTTTTGAGAAAAAGCTGAGGCACATGCTGCTACTTCGTATTCAGTAGCTGCGTTGTTATCAGGTGACCCTCCAATTTTGCCTAGGGGTTTTAATCCGAAAGCTGCGTCTTGGTTTGCCATATTATCTCCTTTTGTTTACCGAGGTAAACGATTAATTTAATTCGTTGGCAAAAATTGCTAAAAAATTATTAGCTCTTTTTTGTACCACCGAAGGTTACACGAGTCTGTCGATCACTATCGATCGGCATACCTGGATGCTGTTCCTTCAGAAGATCGTTATCAATCGCTTCGTCTTTTTGTTTTGCAAGGTTATTAAAATATGCCTCACGCGATTTAACAAGCTCATTAGATATCCTAGCCAGCAATAGGCCGCCAACTCCGATGACCCCTTTGTATTTACCTTGGTCCAGAACTGGATAATCTTGATCTGGATATTCATCCGCTCTTACAAGCTCATATCCTGATCTTAATTTACCGGCCATGTTTTTTGTATCATCAAAACCCATAGTCTCGGATCTTATCCATCTGTGATGGTACCCGTCTGGTGCAGGGGGTGCATCTAAAGATGATGGTGGAGTCCAAACAGTTTTTTTAGCTGTTTTAGCTCTTGTTTGACTCGCACGGGAAGTTTTTATTGTATCGTTCGTCATATGCTTATGCCTCCTTCGTGATTTTTAGTTGTTTCGCATATTCTTCTAGTGGCACTCCTAATTTTTTAGCAATTGCTACTTGTGATGAAGTGAGTCTCACAGTTTGGCGACCAGGTTTTACACTCCGCGTAGCTGACGCTACAGTTTGAGTAGGTTTAGTCGTTTCCTTTGGTTCAGTTTTAACAAATTTATGTGGGAAGTCAAGCTTCATTCTACGATCTACTTCAGCATAGTATTCATCTGAATTAGGGTCAAAACCTTCTTCTTTAGTTAATTTGTCATGTAAATCAAAAGCAGTATAAGTCATAGCAGCATCTTGTCCAAACCAAGAATTTCTTTCAGCCCATTCTTCGGCTTTTGGATCTGGTTTAGTTTGTTGAGGTGCAATTGCTTGATCTAATGTAGGAGTTTTAACTTCTGTAGATTTAATTTCAGTTTGTTTTTTTAAGTTTGCAACTCTTGCTTCTTCTACACCTAATCTCGCTATCATTTTTTGTGCTTGCACTTCAGCGTTTATGTCTCCATCTTCTCTAGCTTTTGCTAATTGAGATTGCGCTGCTTGAAGACCAGAAATAACTCTACCTTCCATGGCACTTACATAATTTGGCTCAATGGTAGATAATTTATTTTTTAAAGTTTCTTGCTCTACTTGTACTCCTTTAGCGTACTCTATAGCAGCTTCTTTTTGTCGTTCTGCTTCACGCCATTTCTTAGTTAGTTTTGCAATTCTTTTTTGAACGCCTTCGCTATATTGCTCTAATTCTTCTTTTTTAGTTTCTTGCTTCTCGTTGCTTGTTTCTTTTTTCTCTTCTTTAGTTTCTTCTACAACAGTTTCTTCAACTGGTTTAGTTTCTTCTACAACAGTTTCTTTTTCAGGTTCTGTTTTTTCTTCTATTACCTGTTTTACTTTTTCTTCTTCTAGTTCAATTTCAGCACCGGGACCCGATGTATCAATATCAACTAGATCTTGTTTGTTTTCTTCTGTTTCTGGCATAGTTATCTCCTTCTATGTTAAATATTATGCAGCACGGATTCTGGATTATTTATTGTACCCAAAACCTCGTCGTCATTTAATAGACGGACTTCGCCGCCTTCGATAGGTAATCTTGATCCTGCATAACGAGCAAAAATTACCCAATCTCCTTTTTTACACCAAGCTCCTGTTGGAAATTTTTCTTTGTCAAAATAAGCTAATGGTCCTACTTTTAAAACGTAACCACAGTTAGTCGCAATTCTTAATTTTTCTAAAGACTCTTGTGCAATAATTATACCACCTTTGGTTTTTTCTTTAGGTGTAAATGGCAACACAAGTAGTCGCCAGCCACTAGGTTCGGGCAGCTGTTCTTTTTGTTTCTTAATATTTTCTGGATTTAAAGGCTCTGGTTCACCTTTAGCTTCTTCTTTGTATTTGTCTTGAAGACCAAGTTTAATTTTTGGTACTTCCGTTGATTCCGACGACGTTTCCTTCATTTTTTTGCTCCTTTTCTTCTAGCAGGTTAGAGATTTCCTGTAATAGATATTGATAAGTTCTTGCTTGTCCTAACATATACTGATATTTTTCCATGTTGTCAACTCCACCACTAATCATGGTGTCGCCGATTCTTTGTAAGTTGTCTCTCATAATTTTTTGTATTTTAGAAACAACAGTTAATGGGTCCATCATATTAACATTTCCATCTTCTTCTAGCTTGACGGATACGTGAGTTTGGATCGTTTCTTGTTTTTGCTGATGACCTTTTTAATTGTCCTAGTGATCTAGCGCAGTATGATTTTCTACGATTAGCAGCTTTTGATCCTGGCTTCACTTTTCCAGTCACGGCTGTTTTTAGTTTTGAGCCGGGATTTGCTCTTCTGTAGGCAGCGACACCCGCTCTTGTCATGCCTGCTCCAGATTTTGTAGATCTGTAGTTTTTTTTATTTCTAGCTATTGGATTTTCTCTACTCATACTAATCCACCTAAACTAACTTTTTTTCTTTTTGCAAATGTTGGAACATTAGTTGGTTTGCCCCCTGGATTCCCCGCAGCTCTCTTTCTGCTGACAGCACTCGCCTTTTGCGACTTTGTCATCCGTGTGGCTTTTGCAAGTGGAACGCATTTTGGATATTTTCTCTTTGAGCCTTTCGACCTCCCGCATGGTTGATATTTTCCATCCTTCTTCGGAGCTCCAATATCTACCCATTTTTCTTTTACCCATGCTCTTAAACCTTTTTCGGCCATGTTATTTATTTGGTCTTCTAGCTTTACCAAATCCTTTTATTTGAATACATCCAGCCATACCGCCAGCAGCAGATTTTTTTCTACCACCTGGTTTTATTTTTCCAGAACAAACTCCTGACGCGTACATGTTTGCATATGCGCTTGGATATACCTTAAATTTTCTTTTTGCTGCTGCTTTTCCTTTTGGACAAAGTTTAGCCATTATGATTTCGCCGTTTGTTTTGCTCTTGCAAAGTTTGCTGCAGTTGGTGCACCTTTTGATCCTGGTGATCTCATTTTTTCACCTGAACCAGCTTTGATTCTAGCTTTTTTAGCTGCAATGTTTGCATAAAGACCTGGACCACCGCCAGCTCTTTTAACTCTGCCGCCTGCTCTGTATTTTGCAATTTTACTTCTACCTTTAATTTCTTTTCCTGGCATTATATTTTTCCTCTCTTCATTGCTTTTCCACCACCTGCGTAAGCGATACCACCACCCATAAAAGATGATCTTTTGTCTTTACCAGCTATAGCATTTTCTATAGCTTTACCTCTTTTTTTTTCGTAACCACTTAATGATCCATCTTTATTTAAATCTGCTTTTTTTGGATTTTTTAACATTATTTTTTTCCTCCCTTAAATATTTGAGTTCCCTTTATACCATAAATACTCGCCACGACAAGGATCCAAAGGTTTGTAAACCATGACGGGAGCTGCTGGAACTGCTCAAAAAACTCTTTTATCTTTGCAGAAGCATTTGGATCGTCCGAAAACACCCCCCAGGCGATCACCAAAATTGGCAACGTGAGAATTACGAGAACTGCCTCGTCTTTCCAGTCCGATTGTCTAGCTTCTAGTAGTTTTCCAGAATATTCCAGCTCACCAGAGGCCATTTTTTCTGCATGTTTGGCTTGTGCATTAGCCATCATCATTTTAGTCTCTTGTTTTTTCTTATAAATGTGTGAACCTGCGTTTAATGCTAATTTAATTGCTGAAAACCACATAATTAATCTCCTTTTCTAATAATTGATACACTATCTGGCACTTTATCGCTAGAAGGTATCGTTTTACCTAAAATTGTTTTCTGAATTGACGTATCAGCTCTTAATTGTGCTAATTCTTCGTTCTGATCTAGTTTTTCTTCAGTGTTTGCTTGGTTCATCATAGCCTTCATTCGGTCTAAGTTCATTTTTTCTTCGCCTTCTTTCTGTTTTCTAGCATCATCTTTAGCTTTAAGGTCTAATTCTCTTGATCTTAGCTTCGCTATTGGATCATTATCGAACTGTGAAGTAATTTTCTTCTCTTCTTTTGCAAAATCATCCATCATTTCTGATATTAACACTGCTTTTCTGCCGTCTATTCTCTCTTGTAGCATTCTTGCTTGCTGTTGTAGCTGTGGATTCTGTTGTGCCATCTGCATCATTTGTTGTAATTGAGGTAACTCGTCTCTAAATTCTACTTCAATCTGTTCTTGTGCCATTAAACTTATATGTTCAAGTATATTTTTCTGTATTGAAGCACCAATTGCAGGTGAATTCTTAACCATGTTAGTTTCCATAAAGTTTAAATGCGCTGTAATGTGTGCTTGATGGTCTTGACCAGGAAATGCTTGAAACGGAATACCGCCTAATGCATCAATGTGTTCTAATGCAGGATCTTTTGGCATAGGTTGAGGTGGTTTTTTTAAAATTAAGTCAATATCTTTTACCCCCAATGCCTCATACATATTTCGATACACTTCGTATTGATTATGTATTTGAGGGTTTGAGGCAGCCAATTGCATTTCAGTTTGAGCTAAAGATATCCTTTGCGTTTGGCTAAAGATATTGGGATCTGCAACTGGTAAGATGTCTACACGGTCATCAAAATCTAATTGTTTAATTTGATTCTGTCCACCAATAACATCATAGGGGTAAACTGGAGGTAAGTATGTTTTAAATACTCTAGCCAAAATTGTAAATTCTTTTTTCATCGCGGCGTACATTCTTTTGTGGATCGCTGACATTACACGCGATCCTCTTTCCAACATAGCGACTGTCGTGCCCACTGCTGCTTGTTGGTTCCCGTCTCCTACCTGCAGGTCGGCAATAGATGCAAATCTTTGCCCTGCTTGTACCACGACACCCATAAGTGATAATAAAGTTTGTGATGGTTCTTTAAACGGCAATGTCATAAATGCATCTTTTAAGTTTCCTCCAGGTGCATCGACATCTCTAAACTCACCGGGTTGAATTGATTGCGCCTCGTCTCTCATTTTAATACCACGCATTTTAAATCCAGCGGGTAAGTTAGACAAGGTTCCAGCATCTAACAGCTGTCTTAATGCAGCTGTTGCTGTTCTTGATAATCCACCAATCATGTGAGTTAAACCAAAACCGTAAAATCCTAAACCAGGTAAAAATTTAAAATGAACAAAATAATTAATTTTACTTTTTAATATGTCGCCTGCTTCGTAGTTTCTTCTAATTGATAATACTTTTCTAGTTCCTTCTTCAACTGTTACAATGTATGGTAATTTAATTCCTGTAGCTTCCCCGTCTTGGCCTAAATCTTCAAAGCCTTCTAAATCTAAAGTAACATGACACTCTAACAAAGTGTACATTCTTTGATCTCTTCCTTTAGATGTTCCGTCTAATTCTCTTTCTGCTTTTTCAGAAGCAGTTTCATTTATGTACGATGGGTTAATTTCTATGTCTCTATAAAATCCTCCAACTTGTTGTTTTCTTAATTCGTTTTCTGTCATACGCACTCTATGTATTACAGATTCACAATCATCTAATGATGTTGCAGTATATGGTACAACGATATCATCTGCAGGAACGTATTTTGAAACAGCTCTTTGCATAATTTCATCGTAGTAAACTTTTTTAAATGCAGAACCTGCAAGTGGTAAATAAAATAACATTTGATCAAACTCTGCTTCGTATTCTTTCATCTCAGACATAATTTGATAATTCATAAACTGTTTTACTCTTTGCGACTGCGCTTCTTTATCAGGTGTTGGCATACCAATTATTTGAGTTCTAACTGGACCTTGCGCTGGTAATAATTCTTTATAAGCTAAAGCTTGAAACTGTGTAACAGCTTCTGCTAATACTGGATGCGTCGCGCCCGATGCGCCTTTAAATGGTTCTGTTCTGTCGTCATAATTAAAACCCAACAGCTCTAATCCTTGTGTATAAGTTCTTTCCCAATCTTTTCTTGAAGATTTATAATCTGTATAATCTTCATACATTTTACTTCCTAACGGATCTAAAACATCGTCAGGCAACAATTCAGCTAAATTAGAAAAATGTCCTTCAGTGCCTTCAACGTTTACCGCAGATGGATCAAAGTCTACATCAACACTTCCGTCTTCGTTTTCTTGAACTTCAACAGGCCCTTTTGTTTTTTGTAATTGTTCTTTTTCTAACTCTACTTGAATTTCTTCCGCGCTAGGAATATTAATTTCTTTTCTTACCTCATTAGGTAAGGCCTTTTCTATTTCTGCCATTTATTTCTCCAGTTTCACTGTCTTAGCAGTATTACTCTTAATATTCAAGCCCTGTGGATTAGGTCCTGATTTAGGTGGTGGTCCTGATTTCTTGCCGCCCGCTCCTAGTGGCTTGTCTACTCTACCTCCTAATTTCATTTCACTTCTCATTTCTGCTAAAACATATTGTATAGCTGATAGTTCTGACATATCAGCGCCTATCTCACGTACACGTTTTTCAAATTCTTTTTTTCGTTCTGGACTAAAATTTTTTGAATATTTATCTGTTAGTTCTGACATTATATGTACCTACTGTTCCCTGTAAGAGGTTTATCTATGAAGCCACCGTAGGCTTTTTTAGTTTTTTCTAATTCCTCAATGGTAGAAGCAACTTTCTCCGCTGCTGCTTTAGGCTCTCCTTTTTTATCATATTCTAAATTTTGAAATATATCTTTTAAACTAGGATATAATGGTTCTGTTGTATCTCTTAAAAGATCTTGTGCAACTAATTCTTTTGTTTTTTCTTTTGCAAAACTAAGACCATCTATAGTGCTAATAGCATCTTTTTGATTCATACCATCTTCGTCTACAAAAAATAAATTAAAAGTTTTTCTATTTCCTTGTTTATTACCAAATTCATTAAGTGGATCAACTTCAATAAGTTCACCCACAAGTTTTTTATCAAATAAAACATAATGACCATAACCATCTGGAGTTTTCCTAAAAGTTATTTGTTTTTTTAAAGCTGGTATTTCAAAATCTTTTATTGGTATATTATTTTCTTTAGAAGCTTTTTCAACTTCTTCTTTAGTTAAAAATTTATCCCAAGTTTGAATTTTATTAATAGGTTGTTGTTTTTCTTTTATTTCTTTTCTAATTACTTCTTCAGCTGTTTGTTTAGTTAATTCTGGTAAAAGATCTGGTTCCCCCTCTGGTGGTTCTTGTTGCGGTGGCTTTTCTTCTTTAATAGGACTTGGAGGATTGTTATCTCCTATTCCTCTTTTTTTATTTTTAAACATAGATGCAATACCTTGAGCAGGCATTAGTGTTGTTATAAGTTTCTGAGCTTGTTCAGGATTTTCTTGAATGTATTTATTTACTTCATCAGTAACTTTTGCCATACCTAAAGTAGCAACAGAAAGACCTAAAGCCTCTGCAATTGGAAGGATAAAAGGTGCTGCTTGAATCATTAATAATATGTCCTTTTCGTTTTTATAATTTTCTCTTCTTCATAGTCTTCAGGATGCGGTACCAACCCTCCCTGTCTAAATCGCATCACAGCTTGGGTCATACTATCAACCAAGTCATCATGATCTCCGTATGGAAAAGCTGCACACTCTTCAATAACCTCTTCTGCGAACTTTTCTTCAGGAGCCCACACCATACCAGATTCAAACAAAGGTGCAACAGCATTTACACGGGCATGCTTATCGTTTCCTTTTGACGGTGTAAAATTAACTACAGGTATCCCCATATTTCTAAGCTCGTAGGTTAGTGGCAATCCACTGGCTTTAGCTTCAATTAATACCGTTTCAGGTTTCCAATAGTCATATTGTTCTTTTGCAACGCGACGAAGTTCGGGGAACTCGTATCTACCTTTTAATGCATCAACCAATATCAACTGCTGCGGACTGTCTTCAGATTCTCTAAAGATACCCCATGTTGTAATTGCACTATAGTCGGCTGTTTCCTTTTTCATGAATGCAGTATCGTATGATTGTATGACATGTTCTAAAGCTGGCATCTCATCCTTCTCCCAAACGTTCCACCATTCTCTTTTGATGATTGCGCCTTCTTCACTAGTTGGGTTCTGCATCCATTGTGCATTCCACTTACCAATTGATAGTGATGCTTTAACTGTTTCTAATTCTTTTAGCTGCCAATACTCAGGCCATACTGGTTTATTCGACGGCATGATTGCAGGAAACTCTATCAGCTCCCACTGATCTGCCTTTGCTTCTTTTTGATGTTTTAATAATTGACCTGTTAGATCTTTAACATTCCATCTGGTCATTACACAAACGATAGCACCACCTGGCTGAAGCCTTTGACGTGGACCGGATGTATACCATTCATACGCTCGCTCTAGCGCTGTCATGTTAAGCGCATCTTGCTCAGAGTGTGGATCGTCAATTATTAATAGGTCAGCACCCCGTCCGGTGATGGCACCGCCTACACCAGATGCAAAGTATTCACCACCCTGCGCTGTTTCCCATCTTCCCGCTGCTTGACTATCTTCCCTCAATCTTGTCTCAAAGACTTTTTTATAATCTTCGGTGTCCATTAATGTTTTAGCTTTACGCCCGAATCTAATAGCTAGTTCTCCGGTGTGGGTTGTTTGAATAATTTTTAGTTTCGGGTTTCTACCTATCATCCAAGCGGGCAGCAAGGAGCTGGCGAACTCGGACTTTGTATGTCTTGGTGGCATATTGACAATCAATCTCTTAATTTTGCCTTGTGCTATCTGGTTAAATTTTTCTGCAATAATTTTATGGTGCCTTCCTTCAATAAAATCTGGCCACATGTGTTTGGTAAAAGACAGAAAGTCATCTTTGACTTTGGATATCTTTTTCTTTTCATCAAGCTTTACAGCCATTTTCATGAAATCTTTTCTTATATCAGGTGGGAGTTTTTTTATTTTATCTAGATCAATTTGCATTTTGAAAAAAATTTTTTGTAAAATTTTTTAGTTAATGTTTCCAACGATTATTACTGTATTCGGTATTGTTCTAGAAAGCAATAACGAATTTGAGGTCATAAACCGTACAAATCCGACAATATTGTCATCAGTTAGTTACATTTTTCTCGCAAAATAGAATTAATTAAAAAGAACTTTTAATATTTTGGAAGAGTGTTGGGACCTCTATTGAGATAAAAAAACCCGCCGCGCGCTATTCTTAACGCGTGGCGGGCATCGTGACTAGTCTAACAGAACCATGTAAGCTTTTGCATTGTGCTTCATAAACCAATCTAAATTCTTTCGCATTCTATTCCAATACTCACTTGCACCTGTGCCAAGTTTCTCATCTTCTCTAGTTGCTAAGAATTCAAACAAGAATATTGCATCGTGTTTGTCTGCTTCTTCTTTTGTTAGCATAACAGACTCACCATTGAATCTGTTTCTTCTTTTGTATGTTCTCTCTAGTTTGCCCATGATTTTTTCCTCCGTTTGTTTATTATGGGAGATTATAGGATTAATTTTTATAATCAAGTTTTATTTTACTTTAGAATAATTCTAAACTAGCGCGCTTCTAGTTTCACGTGAAACAACTTAGACGCGAGCGGCCCGTCTCTAGTTTATTGTCTCTCAAAAAGTTTAAGCGAGTATCGAGAGACGAGCGGCCGCTTGATAATGACTTGTAATAACTTTATAGATTAGAATGATTATAAGTTAATAAAACTCTAGTTTTAATTGAATAAATACCACAATTAAACGGTCCAAAAATAAATTTATTTTTAGAGTACAAACCGCTTGCAATCAATTTTTAATTAGCTTATTAATATGGGATAATAAAGGAGAATAAAAACATGAAACAGACAATGAATGAATTTGATTTTAAAAACGAATTCAAAAAAATCAGACCAGATAATTTTAGTTATGACGGCTTAACGGCTTTATATGACTATTTAATTCAATATGAAGAAGACTGTGGCACGGAACTAGAATTCGACGCTATTGCCTATTGCTGTGAATATACAGAATATGACAGTTTTGAAGATGTTAAAAAAAACTATGATGTTGAAGATTTAGAGCATTTAGAACAAAACACGACAGTTTTAAAAATACCCAATACTAGCCGCTTAATTATTCAGAATTATTAATGAGCCGTAAAGCTGGCGCGCCAATGCGAAAGCTATTGGCGTTACATATTGAGTGGTTAAGGGCCAACGGATACCCTGTAAAAAATACACAATTTATAAGCGAAAAAAAGAAAAAAAGAAAAAAAGAAAAAAACAGCTTGCAATCAATTTAAAAATCATTAAATACTTATAGGATATTAACATAACAAATAGGAGTAAATATCTATGAGTGAAGACTATAAACAAGTGACATTTTCGGACGGTAAAAGAAAAACGTACGAAAAAATAATAAAAGAAAAAACCGCAGAAAAAAAGCGAGAACTGTCAAGAACGCTAGACAATAAAGCAGACGGGCTAATGAAAAAAGATTATCCTGAATTTTTAAAAGCAATTAAAGTTAAAAAAGAATTGGAGTTATTAAAAAAAGCTTCAAATGAATTTAATAACTTTGAGCGTTCGATTGAAAATAAAAGACAGTTTTTAAAGGATAACGTAAAATCAATAGCAAAAAAACTTCAAGTTATTTGTGAGCGTCAATCAAAAATAAATGGGTTTGATGTATATTTTGGTTATTCAGATTATGATTTTGAAGATTTTGACAATAAACTAAAAGAAGTTTGTAGAAGTGAAATTGTCAAAAAATTAACAAAATCTACTAAGGAGGGCCAAGAATTAAACGCCATAGACAATAGAGTAGATAATATTTTATTGACTTTAAGTTATCCAAATTTAAAGGCAAAAGCGGTTGATTTAAACAAGGCGTTAGCATCTTCAGAAAATATGTTATCTTTTGCTTTAAACCCTAATACACTTAAGCAGATTTCATAATATGTATTTAATTTTAAAACACGTTAAATATAACAGTAATTTAGAAGATGATTTTTATATAGTTGGTAGCGCAGAAGATATAAAAAACGCTAATAAATTATTAAACGCTCATAATACAATTAATAAAAAAGAATATATATCATATTCAATTTTAAACTATGAGCCGCCTTTAATTTTAAAAAATGAGGTTGCTTAATATAATGTTGCAATAGGGGGTGGCAAATTTTGGCAGTTGCTTAAATGTTGCGACAGCATAACAGCCTCCTTAAAAAATTAAAAAATATGAAAGTTAGAGAATATACAAACATACATAATTATATTGATAGTCGAGAAAATAGACTATTAGAAAAAAAAGATTTTATTCAAAAAATAATAGAGCCTCATAATTTAGAGGAATTAAAAAATCTTAAAATTAATGAATTAAGAGAATTATATAAAATAACCCATATTATAAACGGGGATTTAAAAGATATGCGGGGTTATTGTTTTAAATGCTTAACACCATTGAAACCAGATTATATTAAATACGAAAATTACTGTTTAGATTGTTAAATGAAATTATATAAATCAAAAAAATTATTAAATATAGATA